CTAGTATCGGAGACAAAGGATTGTCGTTTGATTCTCGAGTTGTTGTTTGCACTGCAAACACAAGTCACCCTGCACCTGTAACTTACTCTACTGCTGAAGCAATTTGGCGTAGAAGACATGCTTTGATTGAGGTTGTTGATGTTGAGGGAGTGTTTAAATACAGATTTTGTGATCCTGTTAATGCTCGTGATAGTGGAAGAGGTAATTCTCGTTTACTATCTGAGACAGATATGTTTCATAATTTGTATCGGTTGTTTGAAAAACATGAAGCTGTTGAACTTAGAAGAGTTGCGACCCAAAAACAGTTAATTGAGAGATTTATGGATCTTAAAATTGCTGATATGGATCGTGTTCAAGAAGGTGCAATGCCTGTCTTGAACCTACATGCCCAAATGTTGGATGATGATGAATACTGTAGTGCTAGTGAAGAAGAACCACTAGCTTTTCCTTGTACAAGGATTGACCCAACGTCTCATGAATTGAGATTGACTGATGAAGAACCTACAACGTCCCCAAAGAAGGGATTGCCAATTGGAGAACCACAAGTTTTCCCAGATAGAAAATGGACTGATGAAGAACTGACTGAAAATTATCCTGGTTTGCCACCGAGGATAACTGCTTTAACAAAGAAACGTAGAGAAGTTATTTTTAATATTCTTTGTGAATTTAATAATGACGTTATTGTTACTGCAAATGTTGAATACATGATATCACATCAAGATTTTGATCCAATGGCTTTTGCTGATACTCCAGTGAGTACTTACCATTGTTTTTCGTATCCAAAACGAATTGGTGATAAATTGAAATGTATGTGTCCGAGAGTGCTTGAAGGTTTGAAACCTATGTGTATGGATGATTGTGTGAACAGTCCTTTGCATGTTGCAAAAGAGCCTGTTATTTACTCTGATGATTCTGAATTTTCTGAGGATGATGGTTTGTTTGAAGAGGATCAAGTTGGTTTGTTTGATGCTGCGTCTGCTTTGTTTGAATTGATGTGTCCTGGAACTGTGAAATGGTTTAGAACAATGTTGGCCCGTTTGAAAAAATTGACTGACTTTGCGAAAGAACATTGGAAAGCTTTGCTTGGTGGAATGAGTTTTATTTTGACTTGTATTGGTGGATATTTTCTGGCTCGAAAGTTCTATAAGGTGGAAACACCTAAGAAAACTGAAGAGTCTCCTAATCGTAGCAAGTTAGTGGTAATTGAACAACCATCAATGTGGAATGAAGAAGGTGGAGGAATGGGTTCTGGTGCGCCAAAAGCCAGAATTCGTAAGAATGTCAAATTGGGTGCAGAAAGTGGGGAGTATTCTGATGATAAAGTTTACAGTCCTCCTTTGGAAGGAGTTTTAGTTTCTAAAGCTAAATCACTGCAAAGAAATTTAATGTCTTTCATAGTTCGTTATGAAACAAAAGATCATATTAAGACATCTTATGGAACTGCTATCAATGTTCGTGGTAAGGTTGTTATGATACCTTATCACTATGTTGCTACAATTCCTGAAGATGTTGAATGTATGATTACATTGTTTTCAGATACGACTGTGTATACACAATTAATTTCTAAAGATACTGTGATACGAGTGCCGAAGAAAGATTTATGTTTCTTAATAGTACATAATCTTCAAGGGAGGAATATCATTGAATCTTTCATGACTGCCAAACATTTACACGATATTATCAAGTTTCGAACAACGGGTGATTATGTTTTAACAACGAAATCTCATATGCATGAGAAAGAGTTGCACAAAGCTGATCTGTTTATAGAGGGCATTGATTTTGTTGAAAATCGAGTATACTCTGCTAAACAAACTACATTTTCCAATCCTCTCTCTGTAGAATATACAGCTGAGACTAAGGATGGATGGTGTGGTTCACCGTTAATTCGTTATGATGTTAATGGAACGTACATAATGGGAATTCATGTTGCTGGTGGTAGTGGACGAGGAAACTCAATGACTATAACCAAAGAGGAGCTTCAAATTTATTTGGAAGCTTTTGGCACATTTTCGAACACAAGTCTGTCAAATGGCTTGAAAGTTCAATGTGGGAGTGATAGATTACAACTGGATGTTGGAAATATCGTATGCGTTGATGAGGTTAAAGATTTGACCCAAGCTGCATATCAGCCCACAAAGACTAACATAGTTCCTAGTATGTTAGCCGGAATATTTGAAATCAAACAAGGACCAACAGTCCTACATGTTAATGATGAACGATATAAACCGAGTGATTGGGATGGTATTTCTCCCAAGGAAAAGCCTATTACCAAGGCTGTCAAAAAATACGCTGGTTTATCTTTACCAATAAAACAAAAGTACCTAGATAATGCAACAGACTATATGGTAAATAAGCTCTGTACTGTGAATTATCAGGAGTATTCTAACCAACAACCTATGACTTGTTTTGAAGTTGTTAATGGTAGAATGCAAACTATAGGAACCACTCTATCAGGAAACCTGGTTATGAGCCTATAGCTGTTGGCCACTCTGCTGGCTATCCACTCAAGTCCACTACCAATAGTGGCAGTCATCATTTGTTTCCCAAAGCAGATGATGATGAACATGGTTTTTATGCTGTCTCTTCCGATCTTTTAGAACTTGTTGAAAAACAAAAAGATAGGGTTAGAAGAGGCAAACGTCTAAAGATGTTTTACATCGCAATGTTGAAAGATGAGCGTCGCCCGTTGGCAAAGATCACTGAAG